TTGGAGTAATAAATAACACAACTGCTTCTCTTTGGGTAAATGGGGTAAATGATGCTAACTTAAGTGCTCGTGCTTATATAATTGGTAGTTGGAACTCAGCCGCTCGAGTAGGACAAAGAGCAACAGGACAATTTCCATTTAATGGGAAAATGGCTCAAGTAATAGCTTATGGTAAACAATTAACCCCTGCAGAAATCCTCCAAAACTATTACCAAGCCCCTATTACAACGGATGGTTTAATATTTACTTTAGATGCTGGTAATTTAGTATCATATGAAAGTGGTTCTGCTACAGGATATTCTTTAACTCTTAGTGGTTCATTAACTAGACCTATAAGTTGTTCCTTAGTTAATGGAGTACAATATAATCCTCGATTCCAAGGCTACTTTGACTTTGATGGAACTGATGACCAGGTACTCTTAGAAAACACAACTGCCCAATCTACCGGCATAAGATTAGGTTCAGGCACTACACCATGGATGGTTAATGCTTGGGTTAGAACTACAGCTGCGGGTAGTGCTGGTATTGGTACCTTCCCAGTATTATCTAACCGATCTGGAGGCCCTGTTGCTAGTACTATGGGATTAGCACCTGGTGGAGTGATGAAATATGCCCATTATAATAACGCCTGGATAATAGAATCAGGCAGTATAGCTGTAAATAATGGACAGTGGCATATGTTAAGTTGGGTTAACCGGAACAATAATACTCTTGATATGTATGTAGATGGTACATTTGATAGAAATGTAGCATCTACCGCAGGTGGGAACAATCCTGTAGATATAATAGGTGCTAGTTTTGGAGGTTATTTAGATGCTGATATAGCTTTTTTATCTATAAATATAAGATCTACTTTATACACAGCTGGAGATGTTTCTCAAAACTTTAATGCCCAACGTCAACGCTTCGGTATTTAAATATTTATACTTATGCCTCAACCCATAGCCTATAATACTGGCTCTCAAACCTCAGGTAGTCTAAAACTCAATGGTATAGAATATGCTATTAGTTCTTCTATTGTATCTGGTTCAAACGGGCAAAAATGGTTTACCTCAGTAAACCCAGGTAATGGGATTGTATTAGTAACTAATAGTTTTACTCAATCCTATGCTACTTATCAAAATTCTACCCCTTTATTTTATACAGCCTCTGCTTTAACAGCAGCCGCTATTACCGGGGCTATAAATGGTTTACCTGATAGGTTTGGGTTACCTCAGTTTACAAATACAGCTTCAGCTTTTGCTTGGGTAGCAAACAGTCGGAAGTACTTCATAATGAATTATGAGTATCCTCAGATTGTGACTGATGGATTAATATATTTAAGTGATGCTAGTTTTTTAGCCTCATATCCTACTACTCAATCAGTATGGTATAATTTAAGTGGAACTAGTAGTACAGGTTCTTTAATTAATAATCCTACTTTTAATCCTAATTTAGGTATTTTTAATTTTGATAATACTGATGACCAAATACAAATACTAGGACCTGATTATAATGCTTTAGCTTTAAGTGGTAATTTTACAATTATTATAACAGGTAAAAAAACACAATATGGTACTGGTGGAAATAATGTTGGTAATTCAACTTTATTCCAAGGTGTAAATAATGGATATGATAATGGTTGGAGAGTATATGATAATAATACAGGTACCCCAGGTACTACTTTTTCATCTCCACATCTAATTCAAATTGGCTTACCAGATCTAACTAGTGGCAGATCAGTGCAAGATACAGTTTATCGTCCATTTTTTTATGCTTTTTCATTTACAAATGGAAATACAGGTTTAGCTTTTTTAAATGGGATTACTTCTCAAGGAGCTAATACTTACAAAGGAACATCATCCCCTAATTATGGGCAAATTTCTAATAGTGGTTTTGGTATGGGTAGATGGGCAGGATATATAGGTAAAGTCCAAATTTATAATAAAGGACTATCTTTAACTGAAATCAATCAAAACTACTATAGTGGCCCAATTGTCACAAATGGTTTAGTATTCGCTGTAGATGCTTCTAATCTAGTCTCGTATGAAAGTGGGTCATTATCAACATATTCATTAACAGGTTCATTTACTGGGTCTTTAGATAATGGGACTAGTTTTAGCAATATTAATGGTGGAAGTTGGGTATTTGATGGTGTTGATGACTTTATCAATGTTCCTATAAACGCAGCTTTTAACACACCTAGTGTAACTTTTGAGGTTTGGGCAAATCTACAATCAATTAATGATAGACATATTATATATGTGAATTGGCAAGGAAATTCATTAGAAGTCAATTCTGATAGAAGTGTTGTAATGTTTAACTTTAACTCAGCAGGTCAGCAAGGAGCTCAAACTGCTGGTGGAGTTATTGAATGGAACACTTGGAATCATTTTGTAGGCACCTATGATAGTGGTTCTCAAACATTAAGAACTTATGTAAACGGTGTTTTACTAGCTACTCGAACAAATACTCTAGCAACAATATACAGTGTAAGTGTCCATAAAATCTCAGGAACAAATTTTGGAGGAGAAGTAAAAGGAAATATTTCAATAGTTAGACACTACAACAGAGCCCTCTCAGCAGAAGAAGTGTCCCAAAACTTCAATGCCCAACGCTCACGCTTCGGAATTTAAATATTTATAATTATGAATCTAGACCAAGAATACCCAGATAGACGTTTTGTTATCTTTGATGTGACAGAACTTCCATTAATAGACTTTTCTCAAGTCTATGAAACATCAATTGACACAGTTAGAAAGTCTGTTGATGAAACTAAAACTTTTGTAAAGTTTGATTTGCCTACCCCATCAAGTATATTATCTTTAACTACAAAGTCTATTGAATACACATATGAGGAAATTTTGCAAATCTTATCAACTCCGGAATGGACAGACCCACTCCCTGAACCTAATATCATAATTGAGTCTACCCCATCTGATACACCTACATTTATTCCTGCAGAAGGATAATTTGGAGTATGTAAAATAGTTTTGTATATTTAGTTATTAAAATAAGTTATATGGAAAATATTGAAAATAAGCGTCGTAAGAAATACAACGACATTGAATGCGTTCCTACAGGATTCGCTAATGGTGTAGCAGGAGATTTTCCACTCACTGCTGAGCAAAAAGATCAAATGATTGAGGAAGCAGCCGAACACTTTGGTCGCTTCCTTACAGCACTAAAATGTGACTGGCAAAACGATCCCAACTCAATGGAAACACCTCGTCGCGTAGCTAAAGCTTACGTAAACGATTTGTGGAAAGGTCGCTACAACAACTTTACAGAAATCACTTCATTCCCTTCAGATGGTTATGATGGGATTATCATTGAACGTAACATTCAACTTACCTCAATGTGTTCACACCACCACCAAACAATTCGTGGTGTAGTGCATATTGGTTATGTAGCTGGAGATGAAGGTCGAGTAATTGGTTTATCTAAACTAAACCGAATTGTAGAACATTTTGGTCGCCGTGGTGCTATTCAAGAGCAACTCACATCAGCTATTCACCAAGCAGTAGATAAAGTATGTGAAGGTAATCGTGGTGTGATTGTAACTGTGGTTGCTACACACAATTGTGTATCTTGCCGAGGTATTAACCACCAAGGTGCAGCAATGGTAACTACTAAAGCATCAGGTGTGTTTATGGATAACAGTAATCAAGCACGTCAGGAATTCTTTGATTCACTAAAAATCAACAATGGAAATATCTCTATCTGAAGAAGAAATCAAACGCTTAATTGTAGCTGAACTACAAGGTAATCTTCAAATACTAATCGATCCTAAACAAAAAAACAGTTTTAGTGAAGGTCGAATCCATACTTGGACAAATGTAGTAAGCGAGCGTTTTTATCGTCATTTAACCCAACAAAATAAATATGAATCAGTTACAGGAACTTATCCAGATCGAACTAATCAATAGTATTGGAATGCTTCGTTCATTCTCAGACCGAGATGAGGCAACTCGTAATCCAGAAATAGACTGGTCCGAGGTTACATCTGCACGTATTGCTAAACTTTTAGAAGGTCAATATGTACCATTCGTCAGCGAGGTTGAAGAGTTCAACAGCTTAATGAATAAACCGAATAACTATGTCCCACAAATTCCAAATAATAGAGCTGAATGGGAATTCGTATACAACTTCATTCTTGAAGAGCTTGAGGAGTATAAACATGCTTGTGAAACAGAAAACATCGTGGAAGTTTTGGACGCGTTGTGTGACATTGCTTATGTTTCCCTTGGGAACGGTACTATGCTTCATGGTCTTAAGAATAAAATTTGGCCCGCTTACATGGAGGTACAGGCATCGAATCTTTCAAAGGCTTGCGGAACTAAAGAGGAGGCAGAAAAGACTGTTGAAATCCGTTCCCAAGAACAAGGCGAACCTTGTCATTATGAACAGGTTGGTGACAAGTATGTTGTATATCGTAGCCGAGACCGAAAAGTAATGAAATCAATTAATTACTTCAAACCAGATTTGAAGCAATTTTTTAAGTAATGAGTTATAAAACATGTTATGCCCAACCTATAAAGGACTCTAACAATTATAGAATCCATTTATGGGATGATGAAGGTTACAAAACATTAACTTGGAACTATTACGCTTATGAAGAATGTGATGACATGGACGCAGGCCACAATATTAGAGGTCTACGCCATGAATCACTTCGTAAGGTAACTAAATGGTCTCGAGAAAATGAAAAACTTCATTTCCATGACATTAAACCATATCAAAGATTCCTAATTGATAAATATGGAACTGATGATGAACCATCTACAAGCCATAAAGAAATATTCTTTGATATCGAGATTGAGATGGGTGGTGCTTTAACTGAGGACTATATTAGAAGTGCTCCTAAGCCTGTTACTTCAATTGCTTGGTGGTATAAACAAAAAGATGAATGGGTAATCTTAATTCTAGATCAAAAAGGTGAACTAGAAGAAACCCAAGAAGGAAATAGAAAAATTATTCCATTAAAAAGTGAACAAGAACTTCTTATGAAGTTCCTAGAAATGATTCGCACTATTAACCCAGACATATTAGTCGGCTATAATAGTGATTACTTCGATATACCTTACCTATACTACCGAATGTGTAATATATTCGACTCAGAAGTAGCAGGTATGTTATCCCCAATTGGTTGGGTTAGAGATGAATCACAATGGAATGATCATCGTTGGTTAGATATTGCAGGTCTAGAGTCACTTGACTATATGAAACTACATAAAAAGTTTAGTTTCAAGGATGAACCATCTTATAAACTAGATTACCTAGGTAAGAAATATGCTAATCTAGAAAAGATTGAGTATGATGGAAGTTTAGATCGTTTGTTTAAAGAAGATAAACAAAAATTCATTGATTACAACTTCCGAGATGTTGAAATCTTAAAAGCACTAGATGAAAAATTCCAGTATTTACCTTTAACTAAAAATCTAGCCCATAAAGGTAAAATCAGATACTCAGATGTTTATAAAAACAGTTTGATCCATGATGGTGCTATTTCTGCTTACCTATTGTCTCAAGGTATCATTCCACCTGCTAGAGATCGTAATCCAATAACTAAAAAGAATTACGCAGGTGGTTATTTGTTTTGCCCTCAAGCAGGTCTATACAAGTACATGTTTGATGAGGACTTAACTTCACTGTATCCTTCCATTATAATGTCGCTTAATATCGGTAAAGAGACACTTGTCGGGCGAATATTGATCCCTGATGAGAAGGTGGTAGTAGAGGGTAAAGAAATATTCAATAACCGTTATGGTTTAAATGATTTAAAGGTTATGGACCCTGATAGAATTTTAAATGTTCAAAACTCAAAACGTAAACTAGCTCAAATGAAGGTTAAAGATGTTATTGAATTAATTGAAACATCTAATCTATCAATCTCAGCTAATGGAGTTATGTATAGAACTGATTTCGACTCAGTATTAAAAACAATTCTAGCAAAATGGTTTGAGGAAAGGGTTATTTATAAGAATAAAATGAAAGACGCTTACAAAGCTGGAAACAAAGCAGATGGTGAAAAATTCCACTTAATGCAACATACTATGAAAATTTTGCTAAATAGCTTGTATGGTGCAACTGCTCTTGGTAGCTTCAGATATGGTAATGTAATTCTAAGTGAAAGTATTACTTTATCAGGTCAGCGTATTATTCAAGAATCAGCTTTGTTTGCTAACACACACATGAACAAAGTATTAAAAGGAGAAATTCAATTGTAATGGAACATAAAATCTCAAAACAATCAATTCGAACAGGAGTAAGTATTTACCAATCAGGTGAAAAACTTGATAAAGATAAAGTTATCTCTATGTCTGAAAAATGGTCTGATAAAGATATAACATTCTTTAAAAAGATGCTTAAGCAAGGAGGCCGTTTTAGTATCAATGGAACTAAGTTTTATATTACAATACCTGAACAAATCTATAACCAAAAAGGTGAGATTGAGGGTGTAATGCATAATGAAGAGGAAGACAACGCTTGATTTACACGGGGTTAAACACACCGATGTTGAAGATAAGTTAATTGACTTTTTCTTCTGGCATGGCTTTGACTGTAAAGAAGCAAATATTATAACAGGCAACTCTCAAAAAATGCAAGAATTAGTTATAAGTTTCCTTGATAAATGGGGCTTTAAATATTATATTTTATCTCATAATTTAGGAGAAATAATAGTAGAATGATACAGTTAGAAAATACACCTTGGTTCATTTGTAAAAAGGAAGATAAAAATTTCTGCGCTTATGTTGACACAGACTCTAATTATTATAATGCTGAACCTTTGCTTAGGCATCTTTACCCTACTTTTAATGAGATGGGTGAGGAAGAGCGAGACAATAAACTTGAAGAAATCGCGTTCAAGTATCAAGACTTAATTACAAACCACTATACAACTTTAGCTCAAGAGGTATTTAATGTACCTAAACACCGTTTTGAAATGAAGACTGAATGTATTATTCGTTCAGCTTATTTTAGAAGTACAAGACGATATGCTCAATGGATCACTAAAAAGGAAGGTGCAGTTAAGAATGAGCTAGATATTAAAGGATTAGAGTTTATGAAAGCTAACTTTCCTCCTATATTTGGTAAGTTCTTTAATAAAATTTTAGAATTAGCACTTAAAGGATCTAAACAGACTGAAATTGATGACCTACTCTTAAAATTTAGAGAACATATAATGTCAAAGGATCTAGAACTAACAGTACTAGGCAACCCAACTTCAGTAAAAACATTAGACAAGTATATTGCTCGTAAACCTAAAGCAGGTGAAATGTTTTCTGTTATAGCTCAAGGAGCACCAGCTGCTATTAAAGCTGCTATTAAGTATAATGACCTTCTAACATTTTGGGGTCTAGATAAAAAACACTCTAGAATTGTACAAGGTGATAAAGTCAAATGGATTTACTTAAAAAATAATCCATACAAGATTGAAGCACTAGCCTTCTTAGACTTTGATATGCCAGATAAGATTCGTATATTACTAGATGAATATGCTGATAAAAACAGATCATTTGAGTCTATTTTGGAATCTAAACTTGAAGGATTTTACCATGACTTGGGTTGGTCATTAAATTTAAACCCATATCGAAATTTATTCTTTAGCTTCTAGTTATGATTAATAAAAGTGAATTACAAAGAATTATCTCAAAATATTCTTTAAATGGGATGGTTGAGTCTGTCAAATGGACAACTCAAAACAAACAACTTAATATTAAGTTTAATGCTCCCACTAAAGACATGATTGGTGAGGTGACTCATACTAATTTTGATCTCGCAGATAGTGAGATTGCAGTTTATGACACTCCACAACTTGATAAACTCTTATCTATTACTTCAGGTGATTTAGATCTACAACTAGAAAAAATAGGTAAAGTATTTACTCGTTTAGTTATTGGTGATGTGAATTATACTTTAAGTTATACTTTATCTGACTTGATGTTGATTCAAGAACCAGGTATAGTTAAAGACCCAAACAACTATACAGTTGAATGTACTTTAGAATCAGATGCTATCTCTTCAATCATTAAAGCTAAAAATGCCCTACAAAGTGAATTAGTATTATTTGTTGTGGGTAGAAACTTTGATGGTGATCAAGTACTAACTTTAGTATTTGGAGATGCTTCATCTCACACTAATAAAATTGAATATATCATTCCAGGTACTGTAATTGAGGATGATATTCAAGATTTTAAAGTACCATTTAATTCTGAAATGCTTAAAATAATTCTCTCTAACAATAAAGATGCTAATAGTGCTATTATGAGTTTAAACACTCAAGGGCTACTTAAATTAGTATTTTTAGGAGATAATTGGACTAGTACTTACTATATGGTAAGAAAAGCAGATCAGTAATATTTATAATATGACCTATAGGGCACCTAGGTTATCTTCGGAAACCAAATTTTTTATTGTTTAACCATAAATCTAAGGATTATGACTCCATTTATCCCAGAGAGACATCTCTCACCATTTGATCTATTATTTAAAGACTTTTTTAGATCAGAACTAAATTTTCAACCAGCCATTGAGGCTAAAATTTCCCACCCCGTAGACATTTACGAAAACCAAGACGGCTTGCATTTTGAAATAGCATGTACTGGTCTTGATAAAAACGATGTTGATATCAATATCGAAGGAGACATTCTTAGAGTGTCTTACAACAAATCAGAAGATGATAAATGTTGTGATGTAAACGACTGTACTTTCCTTCATAAGGGGATTGCACGTCGTTCTTTTAATCTAGGTTATAAAGTAGCATCTAAATTTAAACTTTCAGAATCTGAAGCGGAAATGAAGAATGGTCTTCTAAAAATTTCTGTTCCATATGCTGAAGAAGCTAAACCTAAAGCTTTGAAAATTAAATAAGTTTTATTATATTAGGTTATAATTAAAAGGTGCCCCTATAGGTTATTATAAAAATGTTATGAGTAAAGAAAAAAAGACATACACTAGATATCTTAAAGATCCTATTCTAGAACCTTACTACCTCCAACTTGATGATTATGGATATGTTCTCCATAAAGGAATCATAGCTGAGGAGAGTGGTAAAGAATATTCTCAAGTAATAGGATATTATAATAATTTAGCTGGTGCCTTAAAAGCATTAGCTAAAAATGATACTATGAATAAAAGTTATGATTCACTTCAAGAATTCATTAGTTATTATGAATCTGTTATTAATAAATTAAACCAAGCATATAATATATGATTGAAGCACTGTTCAATGCTATTATTGTCCAACCTATTGAGTTGGATGAAACAACATATGGAAACATTGTTGTACCCGACCTAGGAAATGAAAAAAACAAAACAGGTAAAGTAATATCTGTAGGCCCAGGCCATCAATCAATTACAGGAGAATTTCTTCATACTGTCCTTAAACCAGGAGACATTATTGTACTCCCAACTATGACTTTTACTCGTTTTGAGTATAAAGGTGAAGAGTATTGGATTGGTCGTGAAAATGATATTTTAGCTAAAATAAATGAAAATGAGTAAGGTAATTGAATTTGGCCCTGAAGCCCGTAAACAACTAGTAGCGGGTATTGATAAACTAGCAGATGCTGTAGTAGCAACTCTTGGCCCCAATGGTCGTAACGTAGTAATTGTTAACGAGATGGGTCAGGTACAGTCAACTAAAGATGGTGTGACTGTAGCTAAATCTATTTCTCTAAAAGACAATATAGAAGAAGTAGGTGTTAAAATGGTAAAACAAGCAGCTGTTAAAACTGCTGATGTAGCAGGTGATGGTACTACCACTTCTACTTTGTTAGCGCGTGAGATGGTGAAGGCAGGTCTAAGCCACTTAAATAACGGAGCTAACGCGGTTGAAATTAAACGTGGTATTGATGCTGCTGTTAAACAAATAACTGAAGCTATTCGTTATCAAATTAAAGAAGATATTTCAAATGAAGAACAACTTGAACAAATTGCCACTATCTCAGCTAATAATGATGCTGAAGTTGGTAAGTTAATTTCAACTGCTTTAAATAAAGTAGGACGTGAAGGAGTTGTTACAATTGAAGAATCAAATACAGGTGAGACATATCTTGAAACAGTAGAAGGTATGCAGTTTGATCGTGGTTACAAGTCACATTATTTTGTAACTGACAATCCAACAATGTCTACTTATCTTGAGAATCCATTTATTCTTATTGCTGAAAAACGTTTTACAACTGTAAAAGATTTACTTCCTATTTTAGAGGGAGTATCTAACCAAAACCGTCCACTATTAATCATTGCTGAAGATGTTGAAGGTGAAGCACTTGCTACACTTATCGTTAACAAAGCACGAGGTACTATTAAAGTAGCAGCTGTTAAAGCTCCTGACTTTGGTGATCGTCGTAAATTGATTTTAGAAGACATTGCTGTTTTAACTGGTGGTCAAGTATTTAGTACTGATAAGGGTATGCGACTTGACAAATTCAGTTGGGATTGGTTCGGTTCGGCCCGTAGTGTAACAATAACAAAAGATCAAACAACCATTATAGATGGAAGAGGAGAATCTAAATCAATACAAGCACGTATTGAAGAACTTCAACAGCAAATCGAAAAAGCAAAGACCCCTTTCGAACAAGAAAAACTTCAAGAAAGGCTCGCGAAATTCGTCGGAGGAGTAGCTATCGTTTATGTAGGTGGAAACACTGAAACAGAAATTAAGGAAAAGAAAGACCGTGTAGAGGATGCACTTTACGCTACTAAAGCCGCTATTGAAGAAGGAATTGTAGCAGGTGGTGGTGCTGCTTTACTTTATGCTCGTGAAGCTATTACTGAATCAAATATTGGTTCTAAAATTGTATATCAAGCTTGTGGTAAACCATTTGAACAAATTCTTGTAAATGCTGGCTATGATAAAGCAAAAGCACAAATGCTTGCTATGAATTATACCTCAAATGAAACTGTTTGGGAAGGTCATGATGTTAAAACAGGAATGATTATTAACATGAAAGAAGCAGGCATCATTGACCCAGCTAAAGTAACTCGAACTGCCCTTGAAAACGCAGCTTCAGTAGCAGGAACTATTTTGCTTACAGAATGTGTTGTAGTTGATAATCCAGAGGATAAGAAAGAATCTGATCCAATGGCTGGAATGGGAGGTATGTTCTAATGGATACCCAACAAGTAGAAAAAAACATTCAAATCGCTGAACGAGTTCCACCTGGTGACAGGTGGAAACTCCTCAACGGTGAGAAAGTTTATGACTCATTAACTGAGGTATTAAATGCTTGGTATCAACAGGCAACTAATAAACCTCAAGCATTTAGGCTTGAGCCTTTAAAAGGAAAATTATATATTATCACTACTGAAGAGATAGAAATTCTAAAACCTGAACCTAAAAAATACGATTTGTATGGTGACTACGAGTAAAGAACATACTCTATTTGTTGAAAAATATCGCTCTAAAGGTCTAGATGAATATGTAGGTAATGAAAATATTAAAGCTACTGTAGCTAAATATTTAGAACAGAACGATATACAAAATCTTATTTTTTATGGAGGGCCAGGAACTGGCAAGACTACTCTTGCTAAGCTTATTGTTAATAATTTGGAGTGTGATTATCTTTACATCAACGCTTCAGATGAGCGCGGTATTGAGACTATTAGGGATAAAGTTTCTGGCTTTGCTTCGTCGGCGTCTTTCAAGCCTCTTAAAATCGTTATCTTGGATGAAGCGGATTTTTTAACAATCCAAGCCCAAGCATCACTTCGTAATGTAATCGAGACATTCTCACGTAGTACACGTTTTATTTTAACCTGTAACTATGTAGAGCGTATTATTGATCCTCTTCAATCACGTTGCCAGGTACTTAAAATTGTTCCCCCTTCAATGAAAGAAGTAGCTGCTCATATAGCAGGTATTTTAGATAAAGAAAACATTGAATGGACTAAGGAAACATTAGGACCTATTGTTAAACAATACTACCCAGACATTCGTAAAATTTTAGGTACAGCTCAATTATCAACCATTGATAATAAACTAGTACTTGATAAGTCAATACTTGTATCAAACAGTTATATTGAGTCAGTAATAAACGAGTTTAAAACGAATAAAAACTGGAAAAACATTCGCCAGATAATTGCTGATTCTAACATTAATGATTATGAAGAACTTTATAAGGAGCTGTATTCGCGAGTTTCAGACTATGCTGACGGGCGAGAAGGCATGGTGGTAATTATTCTTGAAGAATATCAATACCACTCTAATTTTAGAATTGATAAAGAAATCAATATCACAGCTTGCTTAGCTAAAATTATCTCAGTCCTATGATCAATATGGAAATAGTTCATATGGGGCCTCGTTCATTTTATGTTTATAGAACTTACAAAGAACGAGACAAACCAGTTGATACTGACTTACTTAAAGAATATTGGCATTGTGATGCAGTGCTTAAAAAAGAAAATGTATATCATTTTTGTAGAGAAATACAAGACATAGAATATGAAGCAGTTTCTACTATACACTCTAACTTGGATTAGTGGAAATCTTTCCATACCTTTCTGGATGGTAGGACATATTCATCTTACTACTAATGTATATGAAGATATTTACGAAATAATAGCATCGTTTGGAATGAATATAATAGTCGGAATTGGCTTCTATATAGATTGGTTAAAACATAAAAAAGAAAACTCATGAATCAAAATCAAAATCAAGAACTTAAGCTCAATATTGATCTTAAAAATACAGAAAAAGTAGAAACACCAGATGGTAACTATGTAGTTGCTGAAGGTATTATTTTACGTAAAGCATCACGTTTTGCAGTAGGTACTGCTCAAGACGCTCTTATTCCAATTCCTATTTTTTATGATGTTAAAACAGGTGCTATCTTGAAGGAAACACTTCCTAAGGAACTTCAGGACGAATATGACACTATTTGATTGGTTAGAAGAGATAACAGTTAAAAAGACTCCTCCCGGAGACTTCAGCGAAGAGTCATGGGACTCATTTAATTCTTATATGGTTCATAGATATTTATCTATGGATATAAATTACGTTGAACTTGTGAATTATGTCCAAAAGATTAATCCACAGAATAAAAAACAAATTTATACCATTTACAGAGAAATGATCCCAAAGAAAAAAGTTTGGCTGAAATATGTTAAACCAAGTAAAAAACAAAGACCACAATATGTTGCTGAATATATAGCAAAATATTATGAATGCAGTTTAGGTGAAGCTGATTACTATATTGATATAATTAGAGAACCAGGTATTCGAAATATTTTGTGGGAAATGGGAGTCAATCAAAAAGAGCAAGATAAATTAGTAAAAACTCTGTAAATTAAATTAATTAGTTATGGCTGGAAAAAGTATAGACGATAACACAATTTGGAGTACTGCCTCTTATTCTGCAGTTAATGATTTTGAAAATACCTATCCTGAATTAGCAGAAGAATTTAGAAAAATTCAAACTGAACAATATGAATTGTTTGCTGGCAAAATGATGGATTATGGTTTGGGTAATATTGCTTTGGGTTCAACACTTGAAGATAAAGATGACATCAACCTCTCAATTACAGGTATTTGGTTACGCTGTAATGATAAAATCAATCGCTTAAAAAATATCCTTAAACGTGGTGGTAAAAACTATGTAGCAGGAGAAGCAGCAATTGATAGTTTTATTGACATTTCAAACTACGGGATTATAGCCCAGCTAGTTATGAGAGGTAAATGGAAATAAGTTTTGGCTAAAAAGAAAATACCTCTAATTATAGAGGCAGTAAGAAAATTCACGCCCCCAGACGTAGACTATAGATATCAAAAAACAATATCTTTTAGTCAATTTTCGGTATTTGAGAGTTGCCCACATAAATGGGCACTCCAATACCGAGACGGGCATTATAAGTCTGAGGTATCAATCCATATGACATTTGGAACTGCTATACATGAAACTACGCAGAACTATTTAAATGTGATGTATAATGAAAGTACGGCGGCGGCTGATAGAATTAATATAGAAGAATACTTTGAAGAACGCTTAAGAGCAGTTTATAAAGAAGATTACAAGAAAAATAATAATACTCACTTTTCTAACTCAGCTGAGTTAGGTGAATTTTATGAAGACGGAATAGGTATTCTTCAATGGTTTAAAAGAAATAAAGGAAAATATTTTGGTAAACGTAGTTGGTGGTTAGTAGGTATTGAGGTACCTATTTTACTTCCGTCTAGTCCGGCCTATAATAACATACTATATAAGGGATATATCGATGTTGTCTTATACAATGAAACGCTTAATAAAATAAAAATTATCGATATTAAAACCTCCACTCGTGGATGGAAAGATAAAGAAAAAACAGATGAGGTTAAAAATTCTCAAGTTATTCTTTATAAGAAATTCTTCTCAGAACAATTCAACTTCCCAGTTGATAATATTGATGTAGAATATTTTATTGTAAAAAGAAAATTACATGGTAACCCTGACTTCCCAGACCCAAGAGTTCAAATCCATGTTCCGGCTTCTGGAAAAATTAAATTAAATAAAGCCACTAAACATTTTGAAGAATTTATTGAAATGGCTTTTGATAATGAGGGGAAACATAGACAAGGATATATGTTAAAAAATCCTTCTAAACAAAATTGTCAGTACTGCCCTTTCAAAGATAGAAAGGATTTATGTGATAAAAATGTATCTTAGTATATTTTGAGATATTTATATATGACAATATAAAAACACTGTTATGAGTAAAAAGGATATGACACTTACGAGTGTAAAAATACAAACTGATTTGTTTGATGAATTTAAAGTATCTTGTGTAAGACATAAATTTTCCTC